CAGCTCCATCGTGGTCATGAGTACATCGAGACTGACCGGCTCACCGGCAGCATGAGCGCGGGTGCTCATGTCGGCGATTTCCTCCGCCAGCGCATAACCGGCAGGACGTTTGCCGAACGGCATCGCCAGCTTGTAATGCAGCGCGTAGCGGGCGATTTCCAGCGCACCGGCGTAGTCACCGGCATCAATACGCCAGATCATGATGGTCATCAGGATGGCGTCCTGAGCACCTTTCCCCTCGGCGAGAACGCCCGCCACCCACGTCGCATATTCGGGCAGCATCTTGCGTTTGAGTTCTGCCTTTTTCTCAGCGGAATAGGCTTTCTTCAGGGCTTTCTGGTCAGCATTAAGCTTTTGCAGCAGCAGTTCATAGCCAGTGGCATGACGCAGCAGGCTGGTATCCTGCTGCGCGGCTTCGATAGCTGACTGCCGCAACAAATGACGTCGGGCAGGGCTGGTCATGGCTTACTCCTGAGCTGCCGGTGCAGTGGTCCCGGATGCCGTTTTGATTGCATCAACGATCGCTGAGGTGAATTTGCTGAGTTCGGCATTTTCAACTGCGTCGTCTTCTCCGACGGTTACTTCGATGTTTTCGATCAGACAGCCGCAGCCGTAATCTTCCACCACGTAATCCTCGTTAATGGATTCGTAGTTTTCGATGCGGTCACGCTTAGGCACTTCCTCAACGTGGCGGCGGTGCGTGCCGTCCTGCCAGTAAATGGACAGGTTATCCAGACGGGTGATCAGCATGGCGTTAGCAGGGAAGCCGGGCACACGAACGGCGGGCAGATTGCCGATGCGTTTCTGGCTAACAATCAGGTCGGCGGCCATCGCCTCAGTGTTTGGCTGTTGTTTGTTGATCAGCGGGAAATACTTATCCGCGAGCAGCTTGCGGCCGCAGATAACCACTAGTTCCGTGTCGTCCTGATAGATTGGGTCGATCAGTTCATTCACCGCATCAAAGACCAGCGCGTCGAGGTTTTTGTATTCACCTTCGCCACCGACTTTCACCGCCTCATTGGTCACGGTGCCGTCTTCGGCGACAATCATGCCCATCACTTTGGTCGGGGCATTCAGGCGGTATTTTTGCAGCCAGCCCACGCCGACATCCTGCAACAGCGGATTCTGAACGCGGTTAGATGTTGGTGCACGGGAAACACCGTTAAAGCCGACCAGGATGCGATCCAGTGCCTGACGCTTAATAATGGCGTCACGCAAACGGGTCTGAAAATCGTTGTAGCGCGCCCACAAATCCAGCTTGCTGTACATCCAGTGGAAGTCGTAGTTGGTTTTGGTGCAGTGATAGCCTTCCTGATCCAGCTTGGTGAAATCAGCCGTTTCACGTTCATCACCGGCGTCAGTGTTGGTGGTACTGGCAATCGTGCCGGTTACGCCGACACCCACTTTCGCGCCCATCATTTCGTCCACCGGAATGATGTTGATACGGGTCAGAAACTCTGAGGATTCCTGTAATCGGGTCATCAGCGTCTGGGTGACGGACGGCTCGACGTTAAATTTCTTGTCCAGCGTACCGACGTCAACGTTGTTGAGTTTGGCGAGCTGAGACAGGAACGCATTAAATTTAAAGCGCGTTTCTTTTTTCATGACTTATTTCCTAAGGGTGAATTAAATGTGTCGGATCAGCAGTCGGTCACTGTCTCGTCAGCGCCTGTGCCGCCGGTGGCGTGCGGGCGCTGGTTAAAGTTCTGCGCCGGTGTCTGCGCCAACTTGCCTTTCAATTCATTGAGGGCTTCATGTTCGGCAGCGGTGGATTTTTCCAGGATATCGACGCGGCTCAGCAGGTCGGTCAGGCTGGTTTCATGCTTATCCAGTTCAGTCTGAGCGTATTGAGCGACCTCGCTGACGGCTTCATGAACATCGGCCAGACAGGCATCGTCGGACGCCTGCTTACGTGAAAGTTTTTGTTTCACCAGGGCGAAAAGAGAAGGGGCTGTATCCGGTGCATCTTCAAACTCAATCAGTGCTTCGGTGGCGACGGTGAAGAGGCTGTCCGGATCGGTTTTGCGACCGGCGAGCGGGTTCTGTTTTGCGGTACGGCTGAACTCCAGCATTTCAGTGCCGAGGCTTGCGGGGTCGTCGGTGACGGCCAGACCGACCAGGTAGGATTTATTGGAGTTGGCGAAGTTACGTTTGATCTCCATCGAGGTGTAAACCTTTTGTCCGTCGCCGACCATCTGCGTTAAATCCGCGGTCGGGCTGATCATCGCGTACAGCGCCCACTTGTCATGCAGCAGAGGTTCGGCCGCATCATCAATCTGTTCGGCTTTCAGCTGGATCACGTCGCCATAGCGGCGGAAATCACTGGTCGGTAAAATGCCTTTGATGTGCTCCAGATTGACGCGGGCGCCATAGGCTTTCGCGCTGTACGTCTCCGCCATTTGTTTGATGTCATTAGCATCAATTTCGCGGCCGTCGCAGGTGTCGCCTTCGACCCCGATGCGGAACCATTTCGATACTTTCTTTGCCATGTGACTGACTCCGGTAATGAGTGTTGAGAACGGGAGTTAGTTTCCTGACAGTCACCGCAGGCCGCCAGCCGATGCGGGTTGTTGCCCGATGGCACAACGTGGGCAGCGCGAAAAACAGCTGTCTGGCCGGTAACGTGGCGGCATGAATATTTCAAACTCCACCATCATCAGCGACCCGCGCCGACAGGCGGCACTGCTTTACTGGCAGGGTTTTTCTGTGCGGCAAATCGGGGAGATGCTGAGCCAAAAAACGCCGACCGTGCAGAGCTGGAAAACTCGTGATCGCTGGGAGGCCATTGCGCCCATTTCTCGCGTGGAAACGAGCATGGAAGCGCGGCTGATCCAGCTCGTCATGAAAGATGTGAAGGAGGGGAAGGACTACAAAGAGATCGACCTGTTAGGCCGACAGATTGAACGCCTGGCAAGGGTAAACCGTTACAACCACACCGGCAGCGAGGCTGATTTAAACCCGAACGTCGCCAACCGCAACAAGGGCGAACGAAAGGCACCCGATAAGAATGTTTTCAGCGATGAGGCCATTGAGAAACTCGGCGACATCTTCATTGAAACGTCGTTTGAGTATCAGCGCGGATGGCATCAGGCCGGACTTCAGCACCGTATCCGCAACATCCTCAAGTCCCGCCAGATTGGTGCAACCTTCTACTTTGCCCGGGAAGCGTTGATTGACGCGCTAACTACCGGACGCAATCAGATTTTCCTGTCGGCCAGTAAGGCGCAGGCGCACGTTTTTAAAAATTACATTATCGACTTTGCGAGACAGGTGGACGTCGATTTAAAAGGCGATCCGATTGTGTTGCCGAATGGCGCACGGCTGATTTTCCTCGGTACCAACGTCCGCACCGCGCAGAGTTATACCGGCAATCTCTATCTGGACGAATACTTCTGGATCCCCAAGTTTCAGGAACTGCGCAAAGTGGCTTCCGGTATGTCACTGCATAAAAAATGGCGAAGCACCTACTTCTCCACGCCGTCGAGTCTGGCACACAGCGCCTATCCGTTCTGGTCGGGTGAACTGTTCAACAAAGGGCGTCGCAATAAAGCCGACATGATTGACCTGGACCTGACGCATGCGCACCTTTCAAAGGGCGTGCTATGCGATGACGGCCAGTGGCGGCAGATTGTGACGGTGGAAGATGCGCTGTCAGGCGGCTGTAACCTGTTCGACCTGGAACAGCTGCAACTGGAATACAGCCCCGCCGAATATGAAAACCTGCTGATGTGTGAGTTCGTGGACGATCAGGCGTCGGTGTTCCCGTTCGCCGAGTTGCAGGGATGCATGGTGGACAGCCTGGACGAGTGGGAAGACTTCGACCCGTACCTGAAACGGCCATTTGCCTATCGTCCCGTGTGGATTGGCTATGACCCGTCGCATACCGGCGACAGCGCAGGCTGCGCGGTAATTGCTCCGCCGGTGGTTTCCGGCGGCAAGTTCCGCGTGCTCGAGCGTCACCAGTGGAAAGGTATGGACTTTGCCGCGCAGGCCAAAAGCATTGAGGAACTCACAAATCGTTATGCTGTGGAATACATCGGTATAGATGCGACTGGCATCGGGCAGGGTGTGTTCCAG